TTCATCGCAGTCAGCGCAGAGAAATCGCCAGACCATTTCATACGTACCCAAAACAGGTCATAGATTACAACGTCAGTGAGTCCATCTATGGTTTCATTTTCATAGTTCGTTGACTCTCGTTGCCATAGATATCTTTTATTTGGGCACCAAGAGATGATTCCAGAACGGCCAATAGATGCGCCAGCCAAAGATGTTTCATCTTGCACGTCAACTGCCGCGCGCCATTCAGTACCATCCCAGTAGTCTACAGATACGATTGAAGCATTCGTGTTCACTGTGCTTACATCGAAATACCTGTGATTGAATGGAAACTCTGAGCCAAGGTAGAGGTAGTCTTCTGCGGCAACAATCTCGATTACTTGAGGCGTCGCATTATAATCATTCAAAGGAATGGTTAGATCGGAAACTACAGCATTGTTAGAATAGATAATTCTATTGTTTAGAATCGCCATGTTTCCCTCTTTCCATTTTTAATAATACTATTCATTTCCATATTGTTCACACAAGAACTTTCAAAAGAATTAAATTAACGCCGAACGAAACTGAAGTGAGCAAGTTTGTATTAGTATATGTAACTCTAAAATATAAACCACCAAGAATCTTTTGTGGAACTATCGACTCATAGTTGGACTGCGTTTGAAGATCAGACACGCAATTGAAGTCTTTCACAGGATTAGAAAGAACAGTGTTTGCAGGAAAATACACACCATCTTTATCAACAATATAAATTGATACCTTATCACCAAATAATACGCCACTAGCTAAGAACTCTAGTCCTCTAACTATTGAGTCATCTGAGATTAAGAAGTCGGTGCTTTGCGTTGAATTGGCCGCACAAGTTCCTTTAAATCCCATCGAATTGGGCTGAGCCTTGGTATTATCAATATCTCGCCATATTGTTGGGGCAAAAGTGCTACCGGTCATTATTCCTCCACCCATTTATTTAAATATTCTATAGAGGCATTAAGAATCGCTATATTATCATCACACATTCCAAGTACTGAGTTACAGTTTCGGCAAAGCAGGCCCCTAAGTCTTTCTGTCTTGTGGCAATGATCTACAAAAAGAACCCTTGGTTTTTTTAGACATATTGCACATTTAAATCCTTGTTCTTGGGCCATTTTTTCATACCTTCCGCTTTTCATGCTATACTTCCAGTTTCTATTCATCTTCGCCTTGCATGATTTGCAACAATTCTGAAGCCCATCCCCAGTATTTTTATGTTTGTTAAATTGCACTTGTGGATAACCCATTTTGCATGATGAGCATCTTTTATTTTTATTAATTATCATTCTTCGACCCACTCAACGTCAGCACTAAATTTTCCGCCTGTGATGGTTGTTGCACTTAAGTTTATTGCCAGAACTTCATTCACACCGCGTAAAACTAAAGTCTTATTTCCGCGATTACCAAAATCCCAAATCAATCTTGAAACTATTAGGCCAGCATTTTCTAAAGCAGCACGCTCAGCACGAATGTTTCCAACCAATGTGCCAGTAGTTGGATTGGCCGTATATGCGCGAACTACTGCGGTTCCTGCCGCGAATGTAGAGTCATGAGGAACGTTTGTCATCGTAGTCGATGTACCAGCGGAGTTAGCAGTCGATCTTTTTAAGAGTACAAGATTATCGAGCAAACCGCCCCCTGGTGTTGTGCTCATTGTTAAGGAAATTCTGGTTATCTTTACCGTCTTTGTAGAGCTTCCGGTGATTGTGAAAATATCAGTGGCAGATGCAACAGGCACGATCCCTGATGCGGCTGCAGAATATGTGGCTTGAGTTCCTTCATACCCTACACTTATTACTCTCTGGGTTTGAGCCCCACCATTTCCATAATTGAAGTCAGCCGCGCCCGTAGCATTTCCTATTTGGGAAGCAACTCTTGGTGAGTTTCCAGAAACAGTGCCATAGTTGTAATCAAGCTCGGTGCCATTTCTAGTCACATTGGCGGTCACTCGAGGAGTTTGAGCGCCAGTCGTACCAGCATTAAAATCAGCAATGCCTGATGCATTTCCAGGTAATGCTGCAACACGAATTGCGCCAGTAGATGTGCCAAAGTCAGCCGAATAAAATGCTATTAATGTGGTTAATCTTTGGGCAATGCGCTGAAGTCTGCCGTTTAATCCAGAGGATGCAGTGTCTGAAACTGGCGCAGTTTCGTTTGTGGCACCAATTTCAGTGTTTGTCGTTGTAACTAATGCTTCAAGACCGTCTACATACCCTTCAATGGTTGTAAGGTGTGCGTTGATTCTTTTAATTAGACCATTCAATCCAGAGGTAGAATTGTCAGCCGCTGCCGATGCCTCATTGGTAGCTCCGATTTCTGTATTAGTAGTCCCAATGAGCCCTTCAATGCCGTCAGTGAATCCCTCTAATCCATCCACAAAGCCTTCAAGATTCGTCAGGTGAGTGTTGGCCGTATCGAGCTTAGTATTTGTGGATGTTACCAATCCTTCGAGGCCATCCACATATCCTTCGATGGTAGTCAGATGCTGATTAACTCTTTTTGTGAGGCCATTTAATCCACTTGTTGATGTATCAGATGGCGCAATTGTTTCATTCGTGGCACCAATCTCTTTGTTGGTTGTGCCAATCAAGCCCTCGATCCCATCAGTAAATCCTTCAATCTGATCGACGAATCCTTCGAGCGCAGTCAAATGAGTATTTGCTGTGTCTAACTTTGTATTTGTCGATGTTATTAGAGCTTCGAGCCCATCGGTATTGGCTTCCAATGTGTCAGTTTGAGAGATTAAAGTGTCAAGCTTTGTGTTTGTCGATGCAGCCAATGACTCAAGAGTATCTGTATTGGCGTTGATCGCATTCAATTGTGTAGTCTGTAAGTCTTGCTTTGACTCTACAGAATCTAGGTTAGAATTTATCGTATCAAGCTTGACCTTAATCTCATCAAGCTGAAGAATCTGAATATCCTGTTTCGACTCTAAAGAAATGCCATTTGGTAGAGCGATAGGAATTGGGGAACTACTGGGCTGCTCGACAATTACAGCTACCTTGGTCTCGCCAACGTTGTCACCTGATCTATGACTCTGAAATTCTCTATCATTTTTTGATGGAGGTAATGACATTGGCACCAGCTTTAAAAAAATGGGTATGAGATTTCTCCCATACCCACAGTTTAGTTATTAGAACTTAGAAATGAATAATTCTACTTCGATTTTACCGGCTGTAAGTGCTGCTACAGCGATATCGAGCAATACAACATCGTCAGCGGCAAGTAATACGCCACCAGCGGATGGAACGCCTGCGATGATTGCATTTGCAGTCAAAGAAGCAACGGCAGTAGCAGCAACGAATGCAGCCACAGAACCAGTCTTTCCTAAGCTTACAGTAGCGGAGCCACCGGAAGTACAAGCAGTTTGCACCTTCATAATTGCTTTATGAACTACCATTGCTTGTTTAGCTTTCATCATACCAAGAGAAGCCACAGCGCCGCCATCGGTAGAGAAATCGTATACCATCTTTACTACTTCGATACCTTCGTCAAACGTATAAGCATCGCCTCTGTATTTTGTAATGTTTGCCATTTTATTTATTCCTTTTTAGATTTCGTTTTCTTAATGATTTTTGCATCAGTGGTAAACCAAGCTACATGCCTAGATCCAAACGCATAAATCGAAATGATATTAACTGGTAGGTTTATGCTCAGTAGCGCTTTCTTTAATTCCTCTAGGCTTTGGCCCTCTAAGTAATCAAGTGAAGCATTTTGATTCAAACTATCGAACATAAACCTACCCCTTTAATTAAGATGCGTCAGAACCAGAAGCTGCAGCGGTAGCGAAAATATGCTTTTTAGCACCATCGATTCCGAGAGCTGCACCGAAGACAACGTCAGCGCTGATTACATAGCCAAATTTCTTTTGGGAATGCATATCGCTAACTTTAAACTGTACTTCAGTTTGCATTACAAGGTGCATGAAGTCAGGATGGAAAAACAATCCTTTATCAGTTCCCATTGAGTTGTCTTCAAGGATGTTGAAACCAAATCTCTTGTTAACAACTTGGCCGCCAACAACCGCAGTTTCAGCACCAACATAGTCGGAGCTTGTTAGGGTTTGAGCATTCAATACATCAGAGTAGTAGGAGGGATCTAGCAATGCATACCAGCCCTTGTCCTTTAACCATTTAGCTTGTGCAGCTAGCAATCTGATTGCAGACAATTGACTTGCATTCATATCAGTTACGCTGTTTAGCAAATGATCAGGAGATGCTGTAGATGGAGAAACAAGTGAAAATAAGTAGTTATTTACTTGTTGGCCAACCGCGAATCTTAGAGAATCTCTGATTTCAGATTGTTCAGCACCAAGTTGAGATTGAAGATCAACCAATTGCTCAATTTCAAAAGCAGCTACAGCGCGCTTGTTAGCTTGTACAGCTACGCGTGTGGTGCTTAGAGTTTGAGAATTAAAGCTATCAGCATCAACACCAGCGGTTCTTAATTCGCCAGTAGGTGCATTGATTTGTGATACATAAACGGTATCACCCAATTGCTTAATATCGCCTTGATAATCTTTATTTACCAATGCGCCGAGCAAGAGGCTCTCTCTTAACTCTTTCATAAACATTGGAGCCCAAAATTTTTGTACCTGTTCATTTACTGCTGCTAAAGTAGTTAGTGACATTTTTCCCCCTTAAGGAATGTTAAGTGCGTACTTCTTTTTGGCGCTTTCTCATCTCTGCGGTAGGTAGCTTGAGCCACTCCTCATAAGTTAATCCAGCGCCAGAACCATTAGCTGCCTCATTAGGCATCTTAGGACCGTTCGGCTTTGATAAAATCTTTCCGTATGAAGCCTGAAACTCAGTGGCATATTTCTGTACAGCTTGCGCGTCAGGAATGCCGGTTTCTGGATTGCAAGCAATCTCTTCAAGATCGATCAATGGCCAATATTGTTTTTCAATTTCACCAGGCAATGCTTTTAAAAATGCATCCATCTTTCGAGAGTTAGCAATGAACTTCTGCGTTTCCGCTTCTTTCGCTTTGATTTCCAAAACTTCTTTTTCTCGAAGCTCGGCCAGCTTTTTCCATTCTTGCTTCTCTTTTAATTCAGCTTCAGAACGTTCTTTGTCGGCTGCCTCGCGCGCTTTTACAGCGGCTTGGAGTTTCTTTTTCTCGTCTAAAACTTTAAGATACGTCGCGTAATCGACCTTATTTTCTTTGTTAGGCTCAACTACACCGGCGTTAGATTCATTCTGTGCTTGCTCTGCAGCCACTGGCGCAGGCTTAACCCCACTGGGGTCTACATTCTGATTACTTTCCATTTTGTCATGCTCCTCATTATTGTCAATTCAAATATCTTTTAGGAATTTATCCAAGATCTTTCTTAAATAATCCGTGACCTGTTTTACTTCTCTGTCGCTCAAAGAAAGAAATGGCCTTACCTTACTCACATGCTCCGCTACTTCTTTGTTAGATAGTTTACTGTCTGTTCTTGATCCGGTCGGACCATAAGAGACGCTACCCTCAATTGCTTTCGTTACTGCAATGCTTGAAATCATTTGATCAGTTCTAGTTAGATTAGATTTCTTTGGCGTGGTTCGAGACGATAGCTTGCCATTAGCTCGATCTTTTTGACGCTGACTAACATAGGACTGCTTTAATTCTTTTAGCTTCTCTCTGGGAGCTTCCGCATCTGGCACGCCGTATCCAAGGCGTGTGCGCTTTTGGACAAGTTCTACCGCAAAATCACCAACGTCTTGCATGGTTGTTCTATTGATTGCGCGTCGCAATTGTTGCTCGAGCTTTCTTTTAAACGCCGCAGAATCAAAGGCCATTAATTGGATTCCTCATCAGAATTTACATCTTGGTTTTGAGAAGTATCTATTGCTGCCAATTTTTTGGCGGTATTCTTCTCTCGCTTCGTGTCATTATCGAGCGGATATTTACTCAAAATCTTTCCTAGTTCATCTTCAGAGATACCTAAAAAGTTACGTGCCTTGGCTTTGCTGCCCTTTGATGCGCCATAGGTACCTCTGACGTTACCCTCTACTCGCCCAGCCTCTGGATCGCTTGCCAGATATCCTATCGCAAGCTTTCTAGCGGTAGATTGGTTATCAAGTAGTCTCATCGCGGCCAACATATCTCCGCTTAAAACTAGGTCTGGAGTCATGCCGGGCTTTTTACCTGCGTTCTTATAATCCAAAGAGTTTTGATAGCTTTTAGAATACTTTGGAAACTCTTTACCCTTAGCGTCAATACCTTCACTAGTTCTTTTAGCAATGTAGTCGATAATCTCTTGAGCAATGGCAGTGCGCTCATCTTCGTTGTAACCCTCTGGTATCTTCGCAATAAAGCGTAAATACTTAGCTTCTGCCATTTATTGCATTACCATTGGCTCAGGCTGAGTGACTGTTACTTCTTTGCCTTGATTGATTTCTAGTTGAAACTCCTCAATATCACTTTCAGACATATCAGGATACAAACGCATGAGAGCACTCTTCTGTGAGGCGAGCCCTTTGTCTAGCTTCTTAATCTCTGCATCAACAATTGTATTCTCATCAATGAATGGTTCTGGTTCTTGGAATGTGACTACCACTTCGACGCCTGGGCTGAATTGAACCTTGTTCTGATATTCAGGATATGAAGACCATACAGGGTGCATGTGATTAATAATTAGATCCCAGAGTTCTTGCTCAGATGTTTTGAAATAAGGAATCTGCTTACGTTTATCGTCAGTAGTATCCATCTCATCAATCATCTTTGATACCCCGCTCGCTGCATTGTCTGCGGTTAGCTCACCTACAGCGCCAGGCTTGATGTTCTTTGAGTTTAGCCATGTTGCAAGCTGCGACTTCACTGCGCTCAAGATCTTATCAACATCGACCTCGGGCTTAATTGTACCAATAGATGAGTTTCCATCAACACCTGGGTCTGACTTGATTTCCCAAATAGCATTCGGGCTCATGCGTGCGTTTGTAATATCTACGTTAATGCCATAGATCACAGCAAAGCTTTGAAACATGATTGCAAAATTCATATCCGAGAATAAAAGCGGGAATAGTTTGATCATTGATAATAGATCAGTATCCATTCGAGAGATTAGATCGTGCCTGCTTTTACTTACATACACGCCAGGGATTGCGCCATAAACATTCACACCTGGATTCTCTAGCTGGCCCATAAGATCTGTCTGAATATTCATCGCCTGATCTACGATTAAGAATTCCTCATCTGTGTAGACGTAATAGATTTTCTTTTCGCTGCCATCTTGAGTGTAATTGCAGCCCATATATTTTACATAATGAGTGACTCTTAATGGATTTACCTTGTCCTTTGAATACACAAAGAACCTATCACTTGGAACCGTCCTTAGTCCTGGCAGGCCATTTTCAACGTATGGCTCGATAAATGAGTTTTTGAATAGATTAAAGAACTCGTTGTAATTAGAGCACACGGTATTGATGTCAGTCTTATCAGAATACCATTTCACTAATTCTTTATCTGAATCTAATTCGGACGTAACCTCTCTTGAGGGGGGCTCAGAGTATACGGTCGATAGCTTTCCCATGATTCTTGGAAGCATATTGATTGGAGCCACACGATGCTTAACCTGATCGAAGCTCTCTTTGCTCATTTGGCGCGCAAGATCTTCTAGCACGTAGCATAAGAGATTCCCTTCATAGATATCAAACAGGGTATAGTTATGACAACGCTGCTTTTCATATCTGTTCATTGCTGCAAAAAGTTCTGGCAAATCGTCTTTTAAGCTCATGTCGTATCCTCTTTTTAATTATAACTGTTTGTAGCTTGAAACAGATTTAGTATTTTTCAAGTTAGTAAAATAAATCCCGTAACCAAGTGCGGTAGTTACATGTTGATATCTTTTTGAGTCATCTTCAATATATTGTCCGCCCTGTTTGATTTTTGTTGTTCTTAATCCCTCATCAAGAACCTCACAATCCTCGTAAACATAACAACGCGATGCGCCCTCGGCATTTCTAAAGAATGAGTTCACTAGATTGTGTCTGGTTTTAATCGGCGGATTAGAGAGCGGAACTTGATACTCGTATGGGATCTTCTTGTCTGTGAAGTGCTGACGAATGATGTCGTAGTTAGAACGATTGGAATTCGTGGATCTTGCCTTACCACTCGCATCCCCTTGAATTACATAATAGGGAACCTTGTGCGCCAATAACCCTCTTGAGTCAGCTTCTTGACACACGGCTTCTGTGCTAGCCCCATCGATTACAATCTCAGCAAAGAAATGAAACACGCCCTCAATGTACTGATAAAAGCATGAGGATATCGGCTTATTGTAACCTATATTGAAGTCATGCGTCCAATAGATTGGGTAAGCAAGGTTTACTCTGTACTTTGATTTAACGAAATGAACGTCGCGGTTGTATGCGTAATAAATAACCTCGCCAGCAATATCTACCCATTTGCCATAGACCATTCTCTCAGCAAGCTTAGGCGGCAGATTCTTTAGCAACATCTTAACGTAGTTCGGATCAAGAAATGGATTGTCTGACGTGACCGAGTAGTAAGTCTTTCGCATCTCATTCTCTTGCTCAATGAAATGCTTGTATGCCCAATGCGCTGGACTATCTGGATTGGTAGCAGCCATTACAAACTTCTCTTTCACGTGTTTAAGCCTGCCCACACGAATAAAAAGCTCATCGTAATGCTCTCTACTGTCCGTCTCTGTTAACTCCTCTACGATTGCTGCAGATAACTCTAATGATCTAAGCTTTGACGATCTAGTATCACCCCAAGAACGACTGATAATCTCTGATCCGTTAGCAAAGAATATCGATGCATTCGACGTATTCGTTTTGTAATCAGTCCCCTCAATAAGATCGCCATCAATATGCTCTATGATTTTCTGATAGATCGTTGCCTTTAGATCAGGCATCGCATATCGTCCTAAGCACAGCCTTGCTTTCTTATTAAATAGGCAATGAGTCACAGCCACATGAGCCATGAGAATCGATTTTCCAGAACCTGCTGACCCAGAGAGCATTAATTCATGAGTGCCCTCACTATAATCAAAATTCTTACGTACATCTTTTATTACTGCCCAGTGGCAAGGAATAATAGTTGGATCAAACTCCGATATTGTTGGAGTAGATCCGTTCATGCATCAATCTTATATTTCAAAGTGATTGTTTTATCCTCTTGAGGCGTCTTATCTTTCACTTCGTGTCTGTCTGCATAGCCTAGAAATTCCTCTTGCTTCGATAAGAAAATCATCAATGGAACGTTTCCAGCCACAGCCATATCAAACATTTTTTGCCTCAATTTGATGCGGCTTATCTCTCTTTTTTCAGTCCGGTATTGGACATAACTGAAACCAAATCGCTCGTTTATTCTGCGATTGATAAACTTCATTTTTGCTTCAAGGCTTCTTTGATTTACTTCGTTGCCGTCTTTTAGAATAAGTCTTTCGGCAATGAATTTAAGATCCGCCTGAAGAATGGCGAGAGAGTCGACAAGATCCCAATCGAAATCTTTTCTTGGCGCACCACCAGCATGCTTTGGCATTTTTTAGATTCTCCGTTCACAAAACGAAAGGCCACAGGCCGCTTATAATGTTGACACAATCTTTATAAATGGCTATCAAAATTTTGCAATTGTTCCCCACAATAATTGTAATATCTCTCCAAAGATGAATGAACACTATAAATTGGGCTGGTAGCTTTTGGTTACTGGCCCTTTTATGTTTTTGGAATACACTTTTCCTATGAAGGATAGAACGATTACCTTAGATGTTGAAAGCCTGACCGTGGAACAGCTTGAATCCATTAAGAATATGGCAATAGATATCTATGAGAATGGGCCGCATGATGAGGATATCTTTAAAGCTACTATTTCCGCCACAATGGAATGGCTGAAGCTTGCACTACATGATGAACAGGTGCACTGATGCAGATGACCTATGACAAGGCAAGGCTGTGCGTTCGTAAGCTTTTACTATCCAGAGGAATGCTGAGTCGAATTAATGATGATCACTTTATAGATTCTTGTGCTGGCGATTTAGTAATGGTTCCTCACGCTAGACTTATATACATAGTGTCAAACAATCTTCGTTTGGAGAATAAACGCAAATGGCGAAAGAGTGATTCGTCTAAATACTTCTCTGATTTAGAGGTTCGCGACTCCGCGGTTCAGTTCTATAAACAAGTCAGATTCGATCTAAATGATTCGGCTGAGTACATAGAAATGCTACGCGATGTATTCATAGCCATGGATAAGATTAAGGATAAGAAATATCGGCTGCATAAGAGAATACTGAAGATGTATTTATTGAAGGGAATGGGCATGAGAGAAATCGGCCTAAAGCTTGGGATATCTGAGTCGCGAGTATGTCAGAGAGTTGGGCAGATTGTTGCGGCGATTAAGGATATTATTTAGCAATCCAGAAATTACTTCACTCTAAATATCCAGTCCCATCATGCAGAATAGAGGCGATTGCTTTATCTATAGTTGGCTTAATCACACACTTCTTAATATCCCCGCTGATGCCAAACTTAATCTCAATAGAGAATTGAAACTCTCTTGGATCGCAAGAGCTCGCCATCCATTTCTTCTCAGCAAGATCCTTCGCAACATCATCTTCTGATTCGTAATGACAATTTAGTTCGGTCCATTCTGCGCCAACATCTGTTCTGTAGTAATATGTTTTAATCGACATTATTTTACCTTGTGCCTGCGAACTTCTTTGAATTCGATTATTTCTTTTATATGTATTGTTGGTAATTCTTTTTTGGCATTATCTAATGAAAAATATATCTCTGAAAATGGCACCATAGGATATCTATGATCATAAGAAGCAAATACGGTTAACTTTTCTGGCCTTTTCTTCTTAACAAAAACAGAAGTGACTTGTCTTCGATGGATCATTCCTCGTTTTGTGTCAAGTATTTCAATCTCTATCCACTCGCCACTTATGTAACTAATTTTTGCCATTTGTTCACAATAAAGAAAACCACTTAGACTTGTCGGCCCACTAAATCTAATTTTCATCCCAGTTTTTAATTCGTGTTTCATTTTGAACTCTCACCCAACAACTTCTCTAAATTAGATTTATTTACATCATTGGTCATCCCCACCACTCCTTAAGTCTCTGTAAAAATGTTTTCTTTGGCTCAAATTTATTTGCATTTTCTCCACACAAAAACTCATGTCTTCTTGCATTTATAGCATATGCATAGCCACGATCCCTTGCAGAATGACCTCCAAACAATAAAACTTGTGGGTTTTTACATATCCAAAGACCATTATTATTTTCGTTTCCTATAGATTCTTTACCCAAATACTTACAACCTTTGCATAAAAACTTACCACTCACGGTCGCACCGAATTAATCAAACACAACGCAAAAATAATCTGACCAAAAATCATTAGAAATACTGGCACTCCATTGTTTGGCATATATTCACCAACGCTTTTGCCAAAATCATATGCTGCAAAGATTGGCAGCCACATTAATATTGACCATCCTATTGCCTGAAATCCGTGTATGAATTGTATTCTTGTCACTTTTTACTCGCATGTGTATCAACAACCGTGGCAATAAGATTCTCTATACTTTGATGATGAGCAATCCTTCGATGAACCTTATGCTCTCTTAATGGCTTGCCATCTAAGCAAATTCTATTCTTGTCTGAATCCCAATAAATAAGATCGCGGCCTAAAGATACAGTTGTGTGAAGGTTATGATTTTGTAAAAACTCTTCTGCCTCTTCGATTCTTTTATTTATAGCATCCATGTTTTTGACCCATTCGGCGCTATATTGTTTCGCTGCATTTAATGTTTCTTCTGATATTTTTAAATTCACTTCTCATCTCCATTTATAATTTTTTGCGCCTTAATTTTACTGATTCTAATAAGCTCTTTATGAAAACTTGTGTCTATATCGTCACATAACTCATCTAGAGTGCGCATAATAAATTCAATCGCCCGTTGCTGGCGTGTGGCTAGGCTGTGGAGTCGAGATGCTAATTTCGCAGCCTTTAAAATATTGGCAACCTGTCTATGGTTTTTTACTTCTCTACGATCTTCAACCTCATCTACAAATATGTCTATTAATGCAAAATCTACATTACAGGTTAGTTCTACCAACTCAGGAATCTCAGGAAGTTTTAGGGTCATATATCAAAGTACTCCATAAGGTTTGTAAAAAACTTTTCCAGCGCTGGTGCTCGCCATGCGTGTTTTACATAAGTGTGAGCATCAGGAGAATAGTGGTAGTGATTTAGTTTTAAGTGTCTCTCGGCGTCTGTCTCAGTTAAAAACATTTCCCTGTCTTCCCAGCGTTCTTTCACTCCATACTCATTAGCCTCTTCTAGAGCTGATTCTATTTCTTCTTGGCTATATTCCATTTCTTCGCAGTGCTCCCTAAGATCATCTAAAGAATCCCAACTTGTATCGCCCCAATACCATTTTGTGTAATCGCAGTTATCTACAGGCGCTTGATCTTTTACTTTGGTGCGTATTACATAAAAATATGGTTTAGCTGTGGATCTATTGTCTTGAGTTTTCATTTCTTTTAAGAAGGATTTAATTTCGTCAATTTTCTGATTCACACAACCTCCTTCTCTTTTTTAAGGGCTTCTTTTAGTTTTTCTAAAATTTCATCTGGGCTCATCCATTCTCCCCCTATCTCTAACCCATCGGGAAATGCCGAACTCCAGTCAGAAACTATTTCTATGGCTTCTTTTGAAAGCTCCAAAGCCTCTCTCATAATCTGATTTCGTTTCTGTAATTGCTCAATTTTTGCCAATAGATTCAATTCTCGTTCCGCAGATATTCCCAGTAGTCTGGCATTTTCAACTAGCTCTAATTCGAGAGCGTCTATGTGATTTAACAGAAATGGGATTATTGTTCTGGATTTTGAAATAAAGCTCATCACATTGGGGCTGCCATAAATGCCTTCACATTCATACCCTGTGGCTTCTAAAATATTAGAAGGCTCTAAGGATTTTCGTCCAATCGGACCAATAGCAAAAGAAAGATTTAGATCACTATCGAGCAAGGTCCAGTATGGTTCTTTTCTTTTTTGCGCCTCTCTATCCTCATCTAGGATATCCCATGTTCCCCACACCCATTCAGTTCCGGGCAATGATTCGCACAACTCTCTAATTCTTTTTATTTCTTCTTTACCCATTAAGTCCTCGGCTTAAGTCTTGATAGTGCTTCTGTATATAAATCATGATCCACAAACTCATCAAAAATGATTTCATCTGGAAAATAGCCGCGAAGATCTTCTTTATTGTAACCAACTCGGACATATTTCACATTATCCAAAATAAATGAGTTATTTTTTACAACAAAATCTTTTGCGCCTTTTGTCTTTTCTTTCATAAACTCATCGAAAAAATATCTATGTGTTGGTGCAAACACTAAAATCAACTTAAATTCTTCTTTTTTCATTCTGGCTTTGTAACCGTTCCGTACTTAACCGCGATCTTTTTGCCCTTAGAATCCAACACATATACTGGTTTTATTCTTTGTGTTTTTTTCTGCTCAACCTTCTTTTCTTGTGCCGATGCTGTGATTGATACCAATAGTATTAATGTTAATAGTTTTTTCATTTTATTCCTCTCTCTTATTACTATTCCAAGATTCTTCTAACGCACGATGTTTTTCGTTTATTCTTCTAAACTCAATTGCTGCTAGAATTGATGCGAATACTGCTATCATTATGAAAAATGAATAGTTCATTTAGCCTCCAAAGCCTCCCTTAGATTGCCCGGGATATTTTCTCCAAATAGATATTTTAGACACCCTTCTCCAGAGGCTCGGTGTTCTTTATGATTTTCATCACGCCATATAAAGGTGTGAGGGGCTCCACAACAATTGCAACCTTCTTCAGTGGATTTAAGGCCAGTTATTTTTTCCCAATCTAAAATGGCATCTTTAATGGATTCAAACTCTTTTGTTGCCAACCCAGCAAGCGTACCAAGCCATCTTTCTTTTTCCCAATTAACTATCCAGCCGTTATTTTCTAAATCTTTCCACTGAGAGTCGGTAAGCCACCAAACCCCACCGCTGTTGTTTGAATCATATTTTACTTTCATTTCTCCCCCCATTTCTTCTTAAGAATCTCAATCGCATCATCAATCGACATCTTATGTTTTGGATTAAGATAAGTGTAGGGATGCGGACATAGCACGTCACCATGGATGAGATTATCCTCAACCATTTTGTCAAAAAGAATATCTGCTCTAATTGATTCATCGAATTCGTCTTGTTTATTTTTATTCATAACTCCGCCGGTCTATTGTAAATACAGAACCTACATAAAAACTTTGCTCCGCATCCCGGCTGAAACTCTTTGTTGCATCGAAGACAGTTTTTCTTTTTTCCTGCTAGCTCTATACATTTCTTGCAATTCTCTTTTTTAAATCCCTCTTGTGACCTGCCACAGTATTGGAATGTGGTGAGGTTCGTCCCTGTTCTGTGAACCCCAGACTTCTTTTTGTTAACACCCACTAACTACCCCTTTTCCGCCTTATACTTTTGCATGTACTCGCAACAATCGTCGTATTGCTGCCTTGTGAGCTTTCTTGTTGAGTCGACCCCATATCTTGTTTGAATTAATTCATGACCGGTTTCGTCGGTGTATCCATTGGCGCGTGCAATTGCGAATAGTCGAGTCAATTGCTTGTCTGTCGCATTCCATTTCTGATATTCTGGTGGGATTGGTTTTGGCTCCGGTTGTGCGTAACCGATGTCCTCATGAGGTGCCATTTTTTCAATAGAATCGACCGTTGCTGAATTTTTATGAGCTGGTTCAGTAGGTATCAATTTTTGTTCTGGTGCAGCTGGAGGCAAAATCTCTGGTTCGTTAACTGGCGGCATCTCCTCAGTCGTGTATAGCCCGGATAATTCTTGAGGGAATGCCTTTCGAAGGGCGAGTGACTCGGCGCATTTAGCTAGCATATGGTCACCGAACTTTTTCCAGAATGAGTTTAGGTCACCTGCTTTGGTTCTTTGTGCGTATGATTCAAACTTTGCCACCGCATACAAGGGCTCAGAAAAACCATCTTTGAATACGCCAACTTTAGCGGCCATGGGCGGGGCCTTATCAAGCCATACATCTACCCACTTGCCATCGGAGCCGCACCAATAGGGGCCCTTTTGGCCTTTATACTTTCCAGTGCGTTCAGCTACCAAGCGAAGACCATCGACGGACACCTGCGTAGACATGACCTTGCGATTTAGATCGCTATCCCAACGTTTGATTGCGTAGATTTGTTTTGCAAACGGATCAAGGCGCGTCTTCTCGCAGAGATGTAAAAATAGTTTTAGCTCACTGTCGGTAGAGTCGCGACAAATGGTGTCTTTGATTAATGCCACTTGTTCTGTTGTTAGCTTTTGTTCTTTTACTATCAAATCCATAAAAACCCCTTAAATGAAAAACCCCACACATTTTTCTCAGTGACGCTAGGTTTGGTTCATTACAAAAAACTTTAGCTAGAGATTAATATGTGGGGTAACTTTTGAGGAATCTTACTTGCGTCATCACTGCTTTGTTCTTTGTAATGTGCGCTTTATTTAAATCGTATTTGGAGACCTGTAAAGAGATTATTTAAATTCTTTTACAGTCAATACAGTGCCAGCGGGGCTCTCTATTGTTGCCCATCTCTTAACAATATTAAGCTCAATCACTTGCGAGTCATCTTTGTAGATCAGCCCATTACCTGCATCGAGAATGGCCTTTGCTAGGTTGTCGATATCGGGCGACTGAGTTGGATATGGTTTCTTATTGCTTACGGCCTTACTCATAAAGAATTCCATTCGAACGGATAGAGCGCACTCAAAAGGCACTGGAAAATATTTTCTTATCAGTAGCGCTACAGCCGACTCATATGCTTTTGTCTTCGCCGGTGTGAATGCAATACCATTATAAACGCGAGGTCTAGCCTTTGGCTGCGGGGGGATTGGAATTACTATTTTTATCACTTAATGAGCTTATCAATAACCATTTGGGTTAGCACTACTGCTTCTCTAATTTTAAATAATCTAATTAATTCATTAATAAAATTGTCTCTAGCTCTAGCAAAGTTTGCGAACTCTTGATTCATCTTGCTCATTTTTGATTATCTAAAATCTTTATACCCTCATTAATAAGTGCGTGCACTTTAGTTATGTGTACAGTTTCCTGATCATCGAGAAAATCAATATCTATTTTATTAATGTTGTTGATTATGCTTTTTAGGATATTTCTCAAGTTTTTATAATTACATTCGTTTATAATTTCTATTTTATCTAGGTTCCATGGCGGACAATTAAGATCCATAGTTTCCTCGGTCATAATCACTCCGCATGACTTACAGAAATTAACTCTATCTTTTTCGCTATGCCAAAATTTATGAAGCATCTTGTTTGTTTCTCGATTCTATCGATGGTGATAGCGCATTTCTGTCGCCATCAATATAATTTTCCAATTGCTTGATGGTATATAATTTTAAAAGAACTTTTAATTCTTCTGATCTTGCGGTTCCGCCGTTTATTACGCGCCCGATGTATTCTTGAAATGTTATTGGTTTATCGGAATTAGAATAATTCATTGTGCTCATGATGTTGGAATTTCTTTAACTGACCCAGCAATTAAGTTTTTTATGGCTTGATCGAGTACCTGAATGTTTGGCAACAATTGCTTTGCGTGCTGGTAATCTAATCTTTTTTTATTTACAGCATCCGTGATCACAGCTTCTCGCATTTTTTTATCGTGACCAAGAGATGCCATCCACTTTACTGGCATGTTTTTATTGCGAGCATCTTGAACTTTCTTGGAATAAACTTCCTTGAAAGTCATACGTGCAGCGATTAGATCCTCTTTGATTAAATCATAAACTACGCTGTAAGATTCTGCCATTTCTTCAGTCCACACGATCGTATCATCTTCACACCGAGGCATCATAGCCCACGCCTCTTCGATTCCAGGACGCCCATCGTTTGCTTGAATTCTAGCCAAAACATCGTTGATCGTGGGAAATGTTTTTAATTCTCGAACGCAGCTATTAAGCGCATCGATCACGACAGATTCGGGATAGTTTCCTATGGCGTTTATGAAAATCATTGCAGCGGTATCACTCATGTTCTTGCTGTAAATTTCAGCAATGCCCTTTAAGTGAATTTTGATTTTATCATTCATAATTTTTCTCCCGCTTTTTGTTTTTCAAAAGCATCGAATGCCCTATCCCAAACATCGCTGTTGTGCGTCCGCTGTTCAGCCTGCCTTGCAGCAATTGGCAATATCCCTGACCCGTTTACCCACTGCGTTCGCAAAGCTTCGGCATCCTTAAGGCACAAACCTACGGGATGGCAAGACTGAATGTAAAAAGCCCTATTTTGCTCCAGGTAAAATTTAACCACGTCAGGCGCCTCATGGCCTAGCCGCTTTACGAGATTTGCAATTTGACTGTTCACGGTAGCATTTCTGACTGGTTCAGAATGGTAACGAGAAAAGTACGCCAGGCTGTATGCTTCCCAAGTTTTTAAATTAAGCTCATTTGGAGCGTTATGGGACCGAGGTGGCGGTGCTTTTGCACCCCCCTCGGAAACTAAGCTAGAGCCAGAGATAGAGTTAGAGTAAGAGTTAGAGTAAGAGTAAGAGGTACACGAACCTTCAACGGGTCTTGACGGACCTTCGGCAGTTTCTCGAACGGGCGTTCGACGTTTTGGTTGACTACTTCCGTTTGTTTTTTTACGTGATTCTGCAGATTTCTTGCCTGCATCGGAAGCTTGCTTAATCCATGCAAACTGTTCTTTTTGACCGCACACCCGAACGCCCGTTGATGACCGTTCGGCAAGCTTAACTTTGATCACATTTTCGGAAAGTTTTTGGGTGACCCAAGCTTCATTTGGAATCTCCCCATGAGAGTTAAAATATTTTTGTGCATTGATCCAAACAAACACCAACTGACCCAATGCTGTGTTGCTATCGCCACATAAAATACACAAATCAATGAAGCGTTGATCCTTAAAAATAGAATCTTCAATATTAATTCTAGCCAAAATTTACCCCTAAATGTTTCGCCAAACTACCGCGATTATTTGCTCTAAAAAGAAACGATTTACAGGATTAAAATTTTATGTGATCCTGGAGCACGTTTCTTTTCGTCGCTGTTAAGAACTTTATACCCGGGAGCCTGATGATGTAAATCAAAAGATCCCGGGTTTTTATTGCCCAATCTATGACGCACGCTGGTGTCAAAAAACGTCATTACATATTTCATGTATTACAAATAAGTAATCTATGTATCGGATTTAATCTCTATTCAGAATAGTTATTTTATGTCAGCTTTTTTTCGATGATTAAACTGATCAATGATGACTGTTTGGTGGCATTAAAAGACCTTGAACCTAACACAATAGATGCATTGGTTACCGACCCACCGGCTGGGATTTCTTTCATGGGTAAAGCTTGGGATGACGATAAGGGCGGACGCAAACAGTGGTGCGCCTGGATGACAGAGGTTATGCAAGAATGCCTTCGTGT